AGAACATTGATAACGCTGGCTTTAAACTACTAGACCACATACCAAAGGAAACAATAGTAAGACAGTTAGACAATGAGATGTTCATAGAGTTAGCCAACGGTTCTACTATTAAGGTACTAGGTTCTGATAAGTTTGAGAAGAGGAGTGTAGGAACTAATCCTGTAGGTGTAGTCTTTTCAGAGTATGCTATTTCAGAATCACAAGTGTGGGATTACATGAGACCTATCATTAGAGGTAACAAGGGATGGGTTGTATTCAACTCAACACCAAGAGGAACTAACCATGCACATAAACTATTACAGATAGCAAGGAACAGTGTAGATTGGTTCTGTGAGGTTTTAACCATTAAAGAAACTGGAGTCTTTACAGAAGAGGACATGGATGAAGAGAGAGCAGAAGGAATGCCTGAAGACCTAGTAGAGCAAGAGTATTACTGTAAGTTCATTGAGGGAGCTGGTGCATACTTTAGAAACGTGGAACAGTGTGTATACAATTCAAGACCAGATGACCCAGACAGAACACATAGATACCAACTAGGTATAGACATAGCAAAGTATCAAGACTTCACTGTGATAACTCCAATAGATTTAAATACATTTAAGGTTGGTAAGATAGAGAGGTTTAACCAACTAGACTATGGAACACAGAAGGCACGAATGAGACTATCTTCTCAAGACTATACAAGTGGATTACAAAAACCACTGATTAACTTAGACTCTACTGGAGTAGGAGAACCTATCTTTGATGATTTAAATAATGAAGGACTTAATGTTAATGCATATAAGTTCACAACCAAGTCCCGTTCAGACCTATTAGAGAACCTTAGAATACTATTAGATAAGGCTAAGATAAGAATACCTAACGACCCAATCTTAATAGATGAGTTGAAGTCTATGAGGTATGAGCTAGGAGACACAGGTAAACTAAAAGTACAAGTCCCATCAGGTTTACATGATGATATGATTATGAGTTTGGCGTTATCAGTGTGGCAATTACCACCAACTCCACTAGCACCAGAGAACAAGACTGTAAGGTTCTTAAACATAGACGTTCATAAGGATTCGGCACAAGATATTGAGACAACAACTTACGAGTAGGGTCAAATTCAATGGTATAATATACCTATGAGCTTAGTTAATAAATTAAACACTGGACTTGCGGAGTTCAAGGACAGTCTTACTATTGTTGATACAGACAATGGAGAGACTCTTAGATATGGAGCTTCAATGGAAGACGGTGGTGGTTATCTTTTTAACCAGAAAGACACAATAGACCTAACAGATTTATACTACAATTCAAAATATAAGGGAGGGAAGATAGACAAAGATGGACAGCGTAAGTTGTTTATGAATGTCGTTAAATTTAAGGCTAATGTAGCTGAGAAACAAACCGACCTAGATGTTAAAAACTACACATTCATACCAGATGATGAGAGTGTGGTTGATTTAGTATGGTTCTTAAAAAGACAATTCATTGTTTGGACACGAGAACATGAGTTTGGTCAGATTATCAATGATTTAAATAAAGATTTCTCAAAGTATGGTTCATGTGTATTAAAGACGATAGAAGATGGCGTAGAGAGAGTACCACTTCGTAACCTTTATAATACTCAAGACGCAACTTCACTTAAGCAAGCACCTGAAGATGGTGGTTTTGTTGCAATACGTCACGATATGACATTAGCACAGATGAAGCAAATGCCCGATTGGGACACAGACGGACTAGAGTTTGAAGGAACAACACCAGTATATGAACTGTATGTTATGTCAGACCCAGAAGACTATGACGAGACAGGAGAAGAGGATATTTTAGGAGTATCATATATCGCTAATGAACAAGACCTAGAAGATAGTGTATTGTTTTCAGAAGCAATAGATGAAGTTCCTTTAGAGGAAGCACACTGGGATAAGATGGACGGCAGATGGTTAGGAGTTGGAGAAGTCGAGAACCAATTCGAGAACCAAGTAGCTGTCAACATGACAGAGAACCTAAGAAGAAAGCACCTTATATGGGGAGCTAAGAAGGTATGGCAAACTAAAGGTAATGCAGTAGTCAAGAACCTAGTAAGACAGGTACAAGACGGAGCAGTCTTAGAGGTGGGAGCTAATGGTGATATATCAGAAGTACCTATGGCTTCACAGAACCTACAAGAGTTTGAACTATCTAAGAACGCTTGGATGGAGAACTCAGACCAGAAAGCCTTTGCCTTTGAAGTATCTACAGGAGAAGCACTACCGAGTGGAACACCATTCAGACTAGGTGTTATCCTTGCTAATTCAGCAGCACGATACTTTGAATTAAAGAGAGAGAACTTTGGAATGTTTTTACACCGTTCATTCTTCAATCAACTAATACCTATCTTCAAGAACCAAACTAAAGAACACACAGTATCTATAGCTAACGGTGAAGAAGGTACAGAGTTTGTAAGAGATGCAATCATTAACTGGAACGTTAATAGGAAGTTTAATACACAACTACTAAACGGTAAGATACCTAATGCAGAAGCAATTAGAGCAGAAGTGGAGACAGATATTAAACAATCTCCTTTCATGTTTGTCAACATACCTAAGAAAGCGTATGACAAAGTGAACTTCTATATGAAACTAGACATCACACAACAGGAATCAGACCCAGCAGCAGAAATGGCGACACTAACTACATTGTTCCAAGTACTATCACAGAAGCAAGACCCTAGAGCTGATGACATACTAGATATGATTATCGGTCTAACAGGTAACAACCCTAATAAGATTCTAGGTGATACTAAAGCAGTAACGAACCAAGTACAATCTCAAGTTCAAGGAACTACACCTGACTTATCAGGACTAACACAACTAAATCAAAATAATGTTGAAACTCAATAAAGTAGAGAAAGATATGTTTAAGAAGTTATCACATGATGATGACGTTAAGACATTGAAGGTATTTATAGGTCGTTTAATAGCAGAACTATCAGACATAGAGAACCTATCACTAGACCCTATTAGTAATGCACAGAATGTTAAAGCAATGCTTAAGAGTAATCTACTAGACAACCTAGAGAAGCGTGAGGTTGAAGTCTCAAAGGAAGACAACTGGGACTAATCGGTTATAGGCACCGCCCAAAAACTAACTACATTCAGACCAGCACTGTAAAGCTGATTTATAATAACTAGACAAAACTATGGAAAATGAAGAAAACCAGGACATCAACCCTGAAGAAGAAGTTGATGAAGAAGTTACAGAAGAGGAATTGGTAGAAGCCGAAGAGGCTGATGAACCAGTTGAAGAGCCTGAAGAAGAATCAGATGAAACTGATTGGAAGGCAGAGGCTCTCAAATATAAAGCAATAGCAATCCGAAACAAAAAGAAAAAAGACATTAATACTAAAATTAATAGTAAATTAGAAACTAAGGCACAAAGCCCAGATGTTACTGACAGAATTAGCAATCTTGAACTAGCAGAACAGAAACGACAGTTTGGATACGAACATGGTTTATCTCCAGTTGAGACAGACCGAGTATTCAGTCTAGATTCTGAACCATCAGAAAAGACATTAAAGGATACATTCGTTAAAGCTGGACTTAAAGCTCTGAGAGAGAAAGCAAAATTAGCTAACAACTCTCCAGCAATATCAGCCAAATCATCTGTCTTAAATAGAGTAAAGATTAAGGATATGTCTACAGAAGACAAAGACAAAGCCTTGCAAAACTTTATAAAATCTAAGGCAAAATAGGGTATAAATTATTATGGCAGTCACAGCACAGGCGTTCACAGCGTCAGATTTAGCAGCTACAATACCAGAAATATGGTCACCTATCGTTAATGAGATAAACTTTCCTCATGGCGTATTGACTAACTTCTGTGTAAACCTATCAGAATACGTAGTAGACGGAGGAGATATTGTACACGTCCCAGACTTGTACACTAACGAACTAACTGTATCAACACAGACAACAGAAGGAACAGAAATTACACCTTCTCAAGCTGCACAAGTTGACCAGACAGTTACAATTACAACTCACGTATATGTATCATGGTTACTAGGTGATAACACACTTTCACAAGTAGCAACAAAGTATGACTTGAACGAGAAATATGCTCGTCAAGCACAAGGACTTTTGATGAACACTATTGAAGCAGCACTAGCAGCTCTATGGTCATCTCTTACAACATCAGCTGTTGGAGATACATCAAATGGACTAACAGACGGAGACATTCGTGTCGCTATCTCAACACTTGAGTCAGCAGACTTCAGAGTTGACGACATGGCATTCTTCTTCCACCCAGAAGTTTACTGGACACAAATCCAGGGAATTTCAAAGTATTACACATGGCAGACATCACGATTCGATGACATCCAAACAGAAGGTAAACTTCCAGGACAAGTTGGATTCGTGCATAGCATGAAGGGAAATCTATTCGGTATCCCAGTATATACAACAACTAACATTGTAAACTCACTACAAACTTACAGAAACCTATTAATGGTTCCTGAAGCATTTATGTGGGGAATACGACCTTTCGGAGGAAGTATCGACACAGAGTTCGGTCCAACACCTTTGAAGATTCGAGTTCAAGCAGAGTACCAAATCAGAAACTTGGCACTTCTAGCCGTAGCAGACATGAGCTATGGAGTAGGAGCTATCCGAGCAGACGGAGGAGTTGCTCTAAACTCATCAAACGCTTACATAACTAGCTAATCTAGTTATCCACAGTGTTAAGAGATTACCCCTTTACAGGGGTTTTTTCTTTTGTATACTTAGTGGGAGAAGATTACAGATTGCCACCCGACTCGTTCGGGTCTGTATGACAGCATCTAATCCAAAGGGATTGGGTGGTAGTCTATAATAAATATGTGTGAACAAGGAACAGAAAAAGAAATAACCTTAACAGATGGCAGAAAAAAGTCATGTGATGAGTGTATACAGCCATTAGTCCAGTGTTTAAATGACTATGGTTTACAAACCATCGCCTCTTGTTGTGGTCACAGTAAAAGACCAACTCTAATTTCACTAAAGGATGGTCGTGAAATATTAATGTTACGAAATTTCGAAGAAGCAAGAATGGTAGATAAATTGTTCCAACCATTACATTCAGATTGGAGATGGTGGAAACGATGGGTTGTTCGTAAGGTTGTAGTATTTTTGTTGAATATAGTATAGACAAGAATCATTAATCTTGGTATAATTAAGTAATGTACAAACAAAAAGTATGGTTTGCTAAGAAACAAAACGGTGAAGTCATTACTCTTACAGAACTGGAAGCCCTAACTCATTTTGAACAGAACCAAATCGCTAGTCGTATGAGGTTGCAGTTTTTGGGTACTTCTGATGGCTCTGAATACAACAAAGGACAGCTTCAAGTCCAGAAGATTGTAGAAGATGCTATTCAAGAAGGCTATCCAGATTATGCTGGAATGAATAAGGCAGAGAAGAGTGTGGTAGAAAGGAACATAAGAGAGTCTAATATAGATGAAATCAACACTATCTTAAAAGATGCTCTTAA